AGAACTGTTGAGTTTGTGGATTGGCGACCTGTACAACAAGGCCCCCAATGCCAACGGCGCCACTGGAGTTCGCCGCAATCGACAGACTTATGTGCAGGCCGCAGCCAAACGTCTTGCCGACCCTGAGTACCGCACAAAACTCAGCAATGCCTGTAAAGGCAAGAGGCAAGTGGTTGAGTGCCCGCACTGTGGACTGCAAGGCGGTGGCGGCAATATGCGCCGGTATCACTTTGATAAGTGCGGGAGTAAGAAGTGAAACTGAGCAAGGCGGGCGAAGACCTCATGCACAAGTATGAGGGGTTTAGGAGTAAACCCTACCTTTGCCCTGCCCACATCTGGACGATTGGCTATGGCCATGTCCTGTATCAAGAGCAAATTCGCCTGCCTTCCGTTCGTAAAGAAGGCTACACCGGGATGCTTCGCAACGAGTTCCCCCTGAAGCCGGAGGACAGCCGTGTCTGGACTAAGACGGAGATCGACGAACTATTCCGTGATGATGTCGGGACTTTTGAACGTGGTGTTCTTCGACTTGTTCCCGGCGTATCTGGCCGTCAAGGCTCTTTTGACGCTCTGGTCAGTTTTGCCTTTAATGCAGGGCTAGGCAACCTTCAGCGCAGCCAGATCAGGATGCGTGCCAACCGGGACGACTGGGACGGAGCGGCAGATGCCTTCCGCCAGTGGACGATGGGTGGCGGCAAAGTCCTACCGGGTCTGGTCAAGCGCCGGGAAGCCGAGATTGCCCTTTTCCTGTCTTGACGGGAGAATACCGATATGCCACTGAAGAAGATCGCGCTCAAGCCCGGGGTCAACCGCGAGAACACGCGGTACACCAACGAAGGGGGCTGGTACGACTGCGACAAGATTCGCTTCCGTCAAGGCACGCCCGAGAAGATCGGCGGCTGGCAGCGCATTTCGAGCACCACGTTCCTTGGTATCTGCCGCTCTTTATGGAACTGGGTCACGCTGGGTTCTGTGAACCTGATCGGCGTGGGCACCAACCTCAAGTTCTATCTTGAGTCGGGCGGTGCGTACAACGACATCACGCCCTACCGCGACCATGTGACGCTGACCAACCCGTTTGAGACCTTCAGCGGCTCTCCAATCGTGGAAGTGACCGACGCCAACGGTGGATACATCGACGGCGACTTTGTGTCGTTCTACCCTTCGGTGACCGTCAACGGCGTGACCATTTATGGCCAGTACGAACTGACCATCTCGGGCACCAACAAGTACACCATCGACGTGGGTACCAACGCTTCAGCCAGCGGGTCTGGCGTGGGCGGTACTGTTCAAGCCGTCTACCAGATCAACGTCGGCCCGGCTTTCGTTGTGCCACTGGTCGGATGGGGTGCAGGCCCTTGGGGCTCTGGCACGTGGGGTATCGGCCAGCCGTCCACTGACGCCATCCGTCTGTGGAGCCAAGGCAACTTTGGTGAAGACCTGATCTTCGGCCCTCGCGGCGGTGGCATCTACTACTGGGATGCGTCTTTTGGATTCAGCCCCAACACGTTCTCTGCCACGGTAGCCAACCCTACCGTGATTACAACCGCTGCCGAGTACCCTGAAGGCACGCCGCTGCGGTTCTTCCCCGAGTCTGGGGCTACCATGCCTGCGGGTATCACTGCTGGGCAGATTTACTACGTGCGCAACCCCTCGGGTACCTCGTTCAACATCTCAGCGACGCCGAATGGGGCGCTGATCCAAGTCACGGTTGCTGCCGTTGGCACATGCCGCATTTCATCCAACGCCTATCTGCTCAACGACTTTGGTGGGGCTACGGACGTGCCGCTGGAGCAGAACTACCTGCTGATCTCGGACATCAACCGTTTCGTGTTCGCCTTCGGGTGCAACGACTATGGCTCGGCCACGGTAGACCCCATGCTGATTCGCTGGTGCGATCAGGAAGACCCGTACAACTGGACTCCCGCATCGACCAACCAAGCAGGCTTCCTGCGGCTGTCGCGGGGCTCCGAGATCATCTCCGCAGTGCAGTCTCGTCAGGAAGTTCTGGTGTGGACAGATGCGGCCCTGTACTCGCTCCAGTACGTCGGGGCTCCGATTGTGTGGGGCGCTCAGTTGGTGGGCGACAACATTTCGATTGTGGGTCAGAACGCAGTCACGTTTGCCAACGGTGTGTCGTACTGGATGGGCAAGGACAAGTTCTACAAGTACGACGGTCGTACGCAGGCTCTGCGTTGCGACATTCGCCGTTACATCTTTGAGGACATCAACACTGCGCAGTACCCGCAGGTGTTCGCTGGCACAAGCGAGGGCTTCCATGAAATCTGGTGGTTCTACTGCTCGGCCAACTCCACCATGATTGACCGCTATGCGGTCTACAACTACATGGAAGACATCTGGTACTACGGCACCATGGCACGCACTGCATGGCTGGACTCGGGCCTGCGCAACTACCCGCTGGCTGCAACCTACGCCAACAACCTCGTGAACCATGAGGAAGGGCTGGATGACAACCTGAACGGTACTCCTGCCGCCATCACGTCTTACATCACGTCGTCTGAATTTGACCTCGATGACGGCCACAACTTCATGTTCGTTTGGCGCGTGCTGCCCGACATCACGTTCGCCAACTCCACAGCGACGAACCCCAACGTGACGATGTACCTGCTGCCCCTGAAGAACTCAGGCTCCGGGTACTCGGTGAACACCGCGACGAACGCCAACCACTCGGTGGCCAACGAAAGTTTCGCGTCAGTGACGCGCACTGCGGTGCTGCCGGTCGAGCAGTTCACTGGTCAGATTTTCACCCGCATCCGTGGGCGTCAGATGGCCATGAAGGTGGAGTCCACCGATTTGGGTGTGACATGGCAGATGGGTTCTGCCCGTATTGACATGCGTGCGGATGGTCGTCGATGAGCCTAATTGTTACAACGGATTTTGAAATCCAAAAGATTGCACCCCCAGCGTTGCCGCAGGCCACGGATCAGTACTCGCGTGCGTATCAGGATCAGTTGAACAATGTCTTGCGCATTTACTTCAACCGCCTGCAAAATATCTTGGGACAACTTATGGCAACTTCTTCCTCCGTACCAATTTCGTTCCCGCCAACCGCGCTGGATGCTTTTGGGCGGCAGCGAGTTAGCCAGCCATACACCCTGTTCGATTCTCAGCAACGCTACGCTGCGGACAATCAGTTCGACACGAGCACGGCCAACGGCGCATCAACCACGTTCTTGACCAACGAATCCTCGGTGCAGATGTCGGTGGCGGCGACCACCAATTCAGAGGCAGTGCGCCAGACGTTCCGCTCTATGTCCTATCAGCCGGGCAAAGGGCTGTTGGTGCTCGCCACCTTTGCCATGAACACGCCCACGGCCAACATCCGTCAGCGTGTGGGCTACTTCAACACCCAGAACGGAGTGTTCTTCCAAGCCAACGGCACAACGCTGTCGATGGTTATGCGCTCCAACTCGCTACCCACGCCGGGAACTCCAAGTGACATCCGCACCGTCAACCAAGCCGACTGGAACGGGGACAAGTTGGATGGCACCGGAGCGTCGGGCTTCACGCTCGACCCAAGCAAGACGCAGATTTTCTGGTGTGACTTTGAGTGGTTGGGCGTGGGCTCGGTGCGTACCGGGTTTGTGATCAACGGGCAGTACATCATCTGCCACACATTCAACAACGCCAACGACATCGGCGCGGTCTACATGACCACGGCCATCTTGCCGGTGCGCTACGAGATCACGAACCTGTCGAATGCCGTCACTGCGAGCATGAAGCACATCTGCTCGACGGTCATCTCTGAGGGCGGCTACGAGCAGTATTCCCCAAGCCATTTGGCGCGGCGCACGACCAAACTCAGTAACATCCAATTGACGTTTAAGCCGGTTGTGTCGATCCGTTTGGCGTCCACGGCGCCTGGTGCGGTGGTGCTTCCTGGCCGGATGCAACTGCTACCTATTGCAAGTCAGAACTACGAAGTGGGCCTGTTCTTTAACGCGACACTAACGGGCGCGTCTTGGTCTGCCGTTCCATCGGACGCCAACGTGGAGATGGACACCTCTGCCACCGCCATAACGGGCGGCACCTTGGTGCAGACAGACTATGTGTCCTCAAGCGGCTCTGGCGGTACGCAGCCTCTGGTTGATCCGGCAGGTTACAACTGGGCTTTGCAGTTGGGCGTGTCCCT